CGATTACATCGAGCGGTTCTACAATCCCCGACGCCAACACTCAACGTTGGGCTACGTCAGCCCCATGCAATTCGAGGCAGCGGCTTGAGAAGTTAAACCAACTGTCCGGAGGAACGGGGCAAGGCCAGGGGCTGTCCACAGCAGCTTCAAGGTGGTGGCGGCCGACATTCAGTCGCTGCTGGGGAGCTTCGCGGAGGACAAGTCGGGCATCTCGGATTGGATCAATCCGGACGAAGCAGAAAAGCGCCGCAAGGAACTGGAGAAAGTCCTCAACGAAAGAAACAGGACGCTTGAGGAAGCCAATGCCAAGTGGGCGGATCTGTGGAACTACAAGGGAAACCGGTTCGAAGAGGCGTGGCAGAACGCCTTTAACGGACCCGTCAATATGCCGCCGTTGACCGTGTTCGGCAGTAGCGGCGGCGGGGGCCTTCCAACCGCCCGGGATAACGAGGCGGCGGAGAAGGAGCGCGAGAACTACATCCGGCAATTGCAGGACAAGCTGGAGCTACTGCGCGAGCACGTAGCTTCGGAGACTGAGCTTGAGGTCAAGGCTTATCTGGATCGCCAAGACATTTTGCAGGAGCTCTACAACGAAGGTCTCGTGACCGATGAGGAACGCAAGGCCCTGGCTCTTGAGCTGGAGCAGAAACATCAAGAAGACCTGACGGCCATTGTCGCCAAGGGTGAAGAGGAGCGGAACCGGAATATCCAGAAGTGGGCGCAGACTGAGCTTCAGATGCGCGGGGATGTCGTCCGCCAAGGTGTGGCACTGCTGGACCAGTTCGCCGGCAAATCGAAAGCGGCGGCGATTGCTGCTATCGCCCTTAGCAAGGGCCTGGCCATCGCCGAAACTATCATCTGGACGCAGGCTGCCGCCATGCGTGCCTTGGCTGAGCTAGGACCGATTGCCGGGCCTCCGGTGGCTGCCGCCATTGAAGGCCTAGGGGCCGCGAAGGTAGGGCTTATTGCGGCAACCGGTCTCGTCCAGGCGGCGGGGGCTCTTGGCGGTGGGAGCAGCGGAAGCTTGCAGGGCGGAGCGAGTGGTTCGATTGGCGGCAACTCGTCGGCTCCGTCCTCGCCGGCCGCAACGGCGGCGCCTCCGCAAAGCGTGGTCACAATCAACCTCCAAGGCGACCGGTTCGACCAGAAAACTGTGCGAGAACTCATCGACCAAATCAATGAAGCCGTGGGCGATGGTGCCCGTCTGAGGGTGGCATGAGCGTAATCGTCGTTAGCCCGAGCCTGGTAGAGCAGGGGGATCACGCGGACGGGCGGGGATACCCGCTCTGCAATGCCCGCATTGGTTGGCAGACCATCACCCGCGACGCAATTTTGACGGTGAGCAGCGAGACGGCAGGTTTTCCCGGGGCAGCGTTGTCCAACCCGATGACCTACGAACGCTGGAGGCCGGCAGCGGTTCCGGCGTGGGCTGGTTGGGATGCGGGCGCGCCTGTGGAGATCGACTATATCGGTATCGCCAGCCACACCCTGGGATCGTCCGGGGCTACTTTCGCTATTGAATACAGCGATGACAATGCTACCTGGACGACGCTTGAGACGGTGCAGCCGGCCGATGACCGGGCAATCATGATGCTTTTCCCTCCGGTGACGGCGCGATACTGGGTCATCCGCGTCTATGATGCGGTGGCCACTGTTGGGGTCGTCTACCTAGGCCGGGTGCTTGAGATGCAGCGTGGCCTGTATGGCGGCCATTCCCCGGGAACGCTGTCTCGCCAGACCGACATCATGCCCAACAGGAGCGAGGGTGGGCAATTCCTCGGCAGGTCGATTATCCGCGAGGGGTATGCCACTTCCTATGACTGGGACAACCTGACGGCAGCATGGTACCGGCAGTGGTTTGACCCGTTTGTCGAGTCGGCCAGGAAGTACCCGTTCTTTATCGCTTGGTATCCGCTCAAGTTCCCATCAGAAGTGCTGTATGCCTGGTGCAACGACGATATCCGCCCTCGTAACCAGGGTGTTCGAGATCTGATGTCGGTCGGATTTTCGGTCGAGGCCATCGCATGAATGAGGCTACTGTCGGGCGAGAGCTTCAGACGATCGTAGAGATCGAGCAGGATTTCTGCCAGCATCGGTACGGAGTGGCCCCCTGTACGGCTGCCGTCGGCGTCACGGGGGACCGTAAATGCTTCAATACTCGGGCTACTTGCCAGGACCCCGCGAACTACTCGCCGCAGCCACTGGTGCTACGGTTCTGCAAGCCTGGCGAGAGATTGCCGGATGTCTATTGCATCCCCAGCGTACAGTCGGTTTCGACTGCCCCTACGGAAATCAACCCCGGAGGCGGGAGCCAGAACAGCGGCCCTCTAGGGAAGCGGGCATCGATCCGGGTATCGTTCAACGACCATTCCCACTCCGACAACCTGGTCGATCCTTACGTCGCTGAGCGGCCCTACAAGCCGGTGGAGCGCGGAACCTTTTGGTCAAAATGGCTGGCTCGGAATCCGTACTACAACAACCGCGTGCTCCGAGTCAGAGAGGGCTACACCGGTCAAGTGCTGGAGGACATGGTTACCCGGACCTACCTGATTGACAAGATCGATGGGCCGGATTCTCGCGGGCGCGTCCAGATCACCGCGAAGGATGTGCTGAAGCTGGCCGACAATGACCGCGCGCAGGCGCCGAAGCCCAGCGCCGGCGAGTTGATGGTGGACTACAGCGAAGAGGAGGTCATTTCGGCTCTCCGCGTCACCCGCGCGCTAGCCGCAGAGTATCCGGCTCCCGGAACCGTGCGCATCAACGACGAGTTGATGACCTATACGGGGGTTGTAACGGTCAGTGATACGGAGATCCAACTGACCGGGATCACGCGGGCAACGGACGGAAGCAGCCCTGACAGCCACGAGGCTGGCGATAGGGTGCAGATCTGCCTGCGCTATACCAATGTTCGCGTAGACAATCTGGCCTACGAATGGCTGACGCAATATGGAGAGGTTCCGGCAGCGTGGATTGATCAAGCGGCCTGGGCCGCAGAGTCTTCGCTTTGGCTGCAACAGTTCGACCTGACCGGGCTGATTACCGAGCCAACTGGCGTAACCGACTTGCTTTCGGAGATCACCGAGCAGTGCCTGTTTTTTATCTGGTGGGATGAGCGGGCGCAGAAGATCAAGCTTCAAGCACTGAAGCCCCCCGTCTTCCAAGTCGTCCCCAAGATCAATGACTACGCCAACATCATTGCGGATAGCGCCCAGATCACCCAAGACCCGCGCGGCCGAGTATCGCAGGTATGGGTGTACTGGGGGCAACGGGATCCCACAGAGGATCTAGAGAAGGAGTCCAACTACCGGCGGGTTCGGATACGAGCCGACCTGGAGTCGGAAAGCTCTGAGCAGTACGACGAGCAACGGATTCGAAAGATCTACTCCCGCTGGCTTCATAGCGATGCGCAGGCAATCAACGTTACATCGCGCCTGCTTAGCCGGTACCGAAGCAACCCCCGCTACGCCACGATCAGTGTTGACGCCAAGGACCGGGGGATGTGGACAGGGGATGTGGTTGACATGCTGCATCGGGGCGTCGTGGACGACACGGGAGCTCCGCTGGAGACGAGATATCAGATTCTCAGCGCGGAAGAAACGGTGCCAGGGCATTCGGTCGAATATCGGCTGGAGGTTTATGAGTACTCGATCAGCTTCCGTATCGGGCTCTGGATGGACGACGATGCCCCTGACTACGTGAACGCGAGCGACCAGGATAAGGCGCTCGGCGCGTGGTGGGCAGATGTAGATGGAAAAGTCGAGGGCGACCCCGGCTACAACTGGACTTAATTATGGCATGGACAAACATTCCAGATGCAGTACTTGAGCCCGGGAAGCCCATCCGTTCTGTGGATGGCCTGGCGCTGCGGGATAACCCAATTGCAATCGCAAATGGTGAAGCTGGAGCTCCGAAGATTCAGAACGCAGCGCTGGCTACGGACTCGGTGACAACGGATAAGATTGCCAACTTTACGGTCACCGGCAGCAAGCTTTTCAACGGCGCTCAGGAGGCCCAGTGGGTGGGCGGCCGGATTGCGGCCATGGGCCTTGGTGCCGTTGGCATGATTGCGTTTGCCAAGGCCGTATCTGGCGGCGCAGCTTCTCCCGGAACAACGAGAGAGGGATCTGCTCTCCGTTATACCAACATCGCTGGCGCAGAGGACACAGGTACTGCCTTGGCAGGGACTTGGATGTGTCTCGGCTATTTGGGTAATGAGGGGGCCGCATGGCTGAGAGTGCTGTAAGTCTGGAATATCGGAGTCCCAAATTCAACTCCATGGGATCCATCGACTGCGAAATCAATCACTCGACATACGGATGGGTTCCATTCACCGCGTCGCCAGAGGACCCGGAAGAGCACGGGCGCCTTCTGTACGGCGCGATCCTAGCAGCAGGAAACATCGAACCATACCAACCCGCCTAGAGCGGGTTTCTTTTTGCCTTCAGCCCGCTCCGGCGGGCTTTTTTATTGGGTGAACCAATGCTGATTCGTTGGCAGAAAACCATCGTTGACAAGCGCGGCAACGTGCAGCCTGGGGCAATCCTTAATATCCGCCGCGAGTCGAACCAGGCATTGGCCAGGATCTACCGCGACCGAGATGGCTTGCGCCCATATCCGACCGGCACAGTCACGGCAGATGAGTATGGCTACGCGTACTTTTACGCTGCGCCTGACCTTTACCGAATTTCGTCGGCTCAGCCGGCCATTGATTGGCGGGATGAGAACGTCGGCTTCCAAGACCTCCAGCAGGCGTCCGTCACGTATCTGACCAAGGCGGATATGCTGGCCGATACCAGCCAGCCCGTCCCGACCTTGGCGTCAGTAGTTAAAGATTCTGTCGAGGAAAATAATGCCTTCTACGTCTGGGACGGGTCGGACTGGGCGCTCTCCAGCCTTAACCCAGCCACTATTCCCGACATCCAAGCGATTGCCGTAGAAGCGGTGGCGGAGGCCACCGCAGAGGCAGAAGGTTACCGGGATCAGTCTGAAGTCTCGGCTCAGAGTGCATCGCAATTTGCAGACCAAGCTCGAGCAGCAGCGGAAGCTTCTGGAGAAAGGGAACTTTTCGACACGTATGCCGAGGCAGACGCCGCCGTCGCGAGCATCCCGGAAGGCAAGGCGGTAGAGGTATTGACGGACGAGCAGAATGCTGGCGCCCACACGCTTTATCGAGTCGAATCCGGCGCGCTGGTTTTCAAGTTAAACCTGGATTATCTCGAGGAGCAGTTGGCTGATGGTGTCACCCCGGGGCGTGGCGCCAGCATGGTGTATTTCTCGCAACCGGGCGGACCCGCCAGAAGTGCGGCTGATAGGTTTCGGGAAAAGATCAGCGTTCTGGACTACATCACCACCCCTGTCGATGGCGTGACCAGCAACCAGGCCGGCATCGAAAATGCGATATCCGCCGCTATTGCGCGCGGCGCTCGTCTCCTGTGGCCGGATGGCATTTATGTCTCCACGGCCAGCATCCCGGGCTTCCATTCCATTCAGCACATTGGTGACGGGCGTATCAAGCGCGGGGAAGCTGTTTTCTACATCACTCCGCAGGGCGCAGGCCAGAGAAATACCATTTTTTATTCCGTGCTGGGCAACAACAATAACGATGGCATTACCGATGACGCGCCGCGAAAGACGCTCTCCGACTTCGTCAACGTGCTGAACCGGTGGGCGTCGTGCGGAAGGATGATGGACGGCCGCTGGCGTTTTCAGTTTGGTCCGGGCGAATGGCTCAACGAGTCGATCCGGATCGACACTGCGCCTGCCTCACGGTACCCAATAGAGATCTTCGGGACTCCCGACGTGGACACCGATGCGACGCCGTTGACCAGGATCACCCATACGGTTGGCGGAGGCCAGCGTATTTGCATGTGGTTCGAACCTGGCGGTTACTACGAAGTGCGAAACTGGTACTTCAAAGGGGAAGGCGGTGTAGGGGACTCGTCGTACGGATACTTGCATAAGGGTGCTGGCGAGTCGGCTGTCTACGATTGCCGAGCCGAAGGGAAGCACATCGGATTTGCATCGATCGGGCGCAATAGTGCTGCATTCAGTCGGTGTTGGGCGATCAGTTGCGGCGACGGGTTTCGCGGCCATTATTCCTCAGCCGTCACCATTGGAAACTCGTCTGAGAACGCATGTAGGGCGCTCAGTTGTGGCCAGGGAGCATATATCTCGCGAGCCAGCACCGCGCACGTCGACTATTTCAATCCGGAAGATTGCACGACGGCGGGTCTACTCGTCGATATGAACTCCCGCGCCGCCTGCATCGGCGGAAACTTCAAACGCTGCGCTATCGGCGTTCTGACCAACGGCAATGCCGAGTTCACAGACGGTGGGATCAATTTCAACGGCGGGACGGCAGATGCCTGCACGATAACGATGCGGAACACTGGCGCCGGAGGGGAGCTGCGGATGTACCAGCAAACTTCCCAGCTTGAACGCCGTATTGCGGCTGGCTTGGGCCCATGGTCTGTGTCGGGTTCGTTCGCAACTTTGACCAATGTCCTGGATTTCAACGGCACCCGTGTGCGGATCCCGGCATATTTCTTCGCTGATTCGCTGAAGACGATCCGGCTTCGGGTCTGGGGTACGCGCACCGGCACTGCAGGAAATAAGCGCTTGCGGTTGAGCGTCCTGAACTATGGAGATCTTTCCGACGTGCAGCATCTATTCGCCGTCAACATTGGCTCTCCAGAAGGGAATTGGGAAGTCGAGGCCACAATCACGGCCACGAGCGCGACTACGCAAGAGATCGAGACGTTCAACGAGAGCAACGCCGGCCAGGCTTTCAACCATTTAAGCGCCGCAGTGACGTTCACCGCGGATCGCATGTTGCGGCTATATGGCTCGACTGATGACCCAGGGGACACCATTACCGTGAATCGCTACGAAGTGACGTTACTGGGGTAGCCATGCAAGACGACCAGCAGCCGCCCGACCAGTACTACTCCGAGGCGTTCATCAAGTCGCTGCACGGCCAGGTCGTCCAGATGAAAGGTGATTTGGCCGAAGCCCGCAGCGACCTGGCGGAGTTCAAGCAAGCCACACAGCGGAACACCGAAGCCATCGATCGCGTGGAAAAGAATACGCGCGACATCGTCGACACGTTCCAGGCGCTGGCCGGTGGATTCAAGGTCCTGCAGGGTCTGGGCAAGCTTGCCAAGCCGCTGGCAGCCATCGCCGGGTTTGTGGCCGCTACCATCGCGGCCTATACGGCCTGGAAGGGGTTGGGGAAATGATCCCGAAAGCACTGAAGCGCAAGTTGTTGGCGGCCGCTGGTGCCGGCGCGCTGGCCATCGCGGGCGTGCTGGTCAGCCACTTCGAACCGGCGAAGGAGCGCGGTCGCCCCTATCTTGATCCGGTCGGTGTATTGACTGTCTGCGATGGGCACACCGGCCCGGATATCGACCCCAATCGGATCTACTCCGACCGCGAGTGCGATGCTTGGCGCGACCAGGACTTGGCCAAGGCGGATGCGGCGGTTCGCCGTCTGGTGCACGTGCCGCTGAACAAGTGGCAGCGCGCAGCACTGATCGACTTCACCTACAACGTCGGCTCGGGCAACCTGGCGAAATCCACCCTCCTGCGCAAACTGAACGCCGGCGACTACGATGGCGCCTGCGCTGAGTACCGACGCTGGGTATATGCCAAGGGCCGCAAGTTCCAGGGCCTGGTCAACCGCAGGGAGGCCGACGAATGGGTCTGTCGGCAATCCTGAAGTACTGGAAGCCGCTGGTCGTCCTCGTGCTGGTCGTGGGCGCCATCCTGGCCTGGCAGTGGCACGGTCATGCTCAGTGGAACGCTGGGTATGCCGCCGCGGAGGCCAAAGCCCAGGCCCTAAACGCCGCCATCGAGCGCGGCATGCAAGTGGAGAAAGATCGTGCAGATGCAATCCACCGTGGCGCCGTCCTGGCGCGCGAAGCTGCGCAGCGTGACCTGGCTGTTGCCCGTACTCGTCTTGACCGGCTGTTGCTCGCCCACGGCCGTGACCCCGCGAATCCCCGAACCGGCCGCCGACCTGATGATTCCGGCCCCGACTGGATCGGAGGTTTTGCAGCGTGCTACGCGGAATATGGAGAGTTGGCCGTAGACGCGGCGCGCTGGGCTGACCAGGTCAACGGCCTGCAAGGCTACGTTAGGGCGATCCAATCACAGAAATAGTTGCGATTGCTCGATGATGGCCTCAGCCTCATCCGCAAACTGACCGGCCATGCTGATGATGGCCGCCGCCCACGCCGCGACGACCGCCGATATCTTGCGCGTTATGGACTGGACGGAGCCCAGTTGATCACGAAGGTACGCAACCACCGATAAGGCACTTCCGCGGCGGGCTCCATCGAAGTTCACAGTGGCTGACTTGTTATAGCCGCGCGCATCAACCTTCTTTCCATCGGCATATAGATAGAAAGCGTATGAAAAGTCGTCGGATCGGCCGTATTTCGAGCCGATGGTAACCGTGGCATCGACACCGGAATCAGTGCGTTCGCACTGCATACTTATTTGGCCAGGCCCGGGGGGAACGGCAGCCAGCCAAGGTAGCGGGCGTTTGGCGGCGTGATCATCGTTGCTCAAGAGTGAAGCAGCAACATAGGCAATATTGTTCTTTGCCCCGGTACTGGTGACCAGCTTTTTCAGAAGGTCCAATTTCGGCGGGATGTGGCCATTGCCCCAGTCCCCGGGGAAGAACAGAATATTTCCACGCTCGCTGATGTACGATGTGCCGTTGATCGGTGCAAACCGCGTGTCCTTGAGCCAAGGCCCGGCGTGACGGGTCATGTGATGCGGATCGCGGCAGTTCTGCAAATAGACCACCTGGTGGTGCGCTTGGATATGGGCTGCATTGGCCAGACGGTGCCCTGGTAGGGTCTGGTCAAGTAGGGCTGTCAGCTCTGCTGATGTGATTTCGCCCTTGATCTGTTTGGCGATGTTTGGGTGTGCGATCTTTAGATATTGATAGCTTTGGTCGAAAAAGTAGTTGCTGATGGTCGTCTGCGGGTTCCAGGCAATGCAAGTGGCCGGTGTCTTCATACGTGACATGGTCTGGATTGCCGCGAACCCACCACCGCTGCCACCGATAATGACTGGGTAGCGTCCCGTGCGCTCGGCCAATGAATCGATAGCACCTGCGACCAGGCCGTGTACGTCCGGCATGTATTGATTGCCGGCGTACCATCCAAGTGTGAGCTTTTCATTCAGCACCAGGCTTGGGTCGGAAACGGTCAATAGCGGTATGTTCAGGCTGGTTGACAAGCCGACTCCGCAGAAGAACGGTGCTGCTGATTTTGCTCGCATCTTGTCGCTGACTGCGCCTTGGAACGCGACGAGAAAATGGCCTGGCGATTTCAGTGAGCTATCGAACCCGATTGATAGGAAGTCCAGCGTTAGATCCGCACCGTGGTCGAAAGAGTGGATACCAGTGTTCAACAGGCACCGATAATCTAGTGGGCCATCGTTTTGGTGCAGTGCGCGCGGATAGTCCCAGCTGTCATAGTCGATTTTGGCTCGCATCTGTCAACGTGTCTCCCTATTTAAGGAAGCCCAATTCTAAGCCGATTCAGAAACTGGCTTCAGCTAATCTTCCTCGCTCTCGGAGCTGGCTGCTATCCAGCGGCCGCGCTACCGCCTCCTGGCCTTCCTCTTCGGCACCTTGATCGGCTCGGGCGGCCCGACGAACGTGCCGTATTCCTTGAAGTGGGCCTTGAATCCGTCCGCCCCGGGATACTTCCGCCGTTCCTTTTCCGCCATCACCCTGGCCCAGCGCACGGCCGGCTCTTCGTTCAGCACCAGCATGCAGCTGTTATGTGCCAGCGTCCCTCGGTAGCTGAGATCTTCGGGTGCGTGATTGACATAGCCAAGGTGAAGGTCGAACGACTCCAGCACCCGGTGCAGCCGCCGAATCTCCCACAGCAATCGCACGACGACCGGGTTGCCTCGGTTGGCTTCCTGGATGGCTCTCAGTTCGCCGATGGTTAGGGCGGGACGCAGGGGCATGGCAACGCAATACAACTGTATGGACATACAGTATAGACGCGCCTAAAATCGGTGCCAGATTCGGGGTGTGGTTACATTTCCGGGGTGGCGACGATGAACGAATCCGAGTGGCGGCAGGTCGACGATTACTACTGGCAAGGTCCGCCGGGCTGGACGATCTGCAGGGTCTGGGTCAACGGCGGCTACCAGCATGAGCTGTGGCTCAGCCGCGGCGATGCCAGCCAGCTGATCGGATCCCGGTCCTCGCTGGCGGCCGCCGTCGAGCTGTTCGAACAGCAGCCGAAGGGGTAGCGCTACTTGGGCTCAGGCGTGGCCACGAGCGCGTCGGCCGGGTAGGGCTGCAGAAAGTCTCGGGTGTCTTCCGGGCCGGCCTCCAGCCAGTCCTTGTAGGACTCGTCCGACAAAATGACCACCATGCGCTTTTCCTTGCCGGGCTGGTGGTAGTTCTTGAACAGCGGGTGCGCGTCGGCGTTGATGGTCAGCATGGTGTAGGAGAGCTGCCAGTTGCCGGCGGCGTCTTTGTAGCGGTCCCACAGGCCGGCGATGCCCATCGGGGCGCCGTCGGCCCGCGCGAACCTGGTCGCCACCGCTTTCCCTGAGCGCCAGTCGGGCTCGTAGATCGCCTCAGCCGGGATGATGCAGTGGTTGCCTTTGTGCCAGGCGTTGCGAAACGTCCAGAGCTTGTCGGCCGTCTCGGCCCGGGCATTGAAGGTGCTTTTCTTCTCGGCCTCGGCCAGTTTGGCGGCGTGCGTGCCTGGTGGGATCATGCCCCAGCGCCCGATCTCGACCACACGTTCCGGCACGGCCTCATCGCCCGAATCCCACTCGGGCGGCCGCCGCACGAATTCGCCCAGCCGGCGGGGCCACATGTCCCACTCCGAAGGCGGCACGGGAAGGCCGCGCGACCGGAAGTACTTCTCCATCTGCTCGCGCTTTTTCAGGGCTACGTAGTGGGAACACATGGCTGGCTCCGGGGTGTTTGGGCCAGTATAGCGGCGTCCGAATGGCAGAATTTCCCCACACCCCAGTGCAAAAGAAAAAGGCCCCCATTGCTGGGAGCCTTGTTCTACTGGAGGCGCAAGCCGGAATCGAACCGACGTACACGGATTTGCAATCCGACTATGAAACCATGAGTTTATGCGCCTCCTGACGCGATTTGCGTTCCGCAAAATGCTCGCGACTGTTGGAGTCTGGACCCTGAAAACACGGATTCAACAGCGTTTTTGCGGAACTCGAAGTGGTCCCCGCTGGGTCTATTGGATGACCGGTGGAACTACATTTGAAACGACAGGGATGGAATGTGCTGGAGCTGCGTCAAGCTCCACGGGATTTGTAACGTGGGGCGTGTATCTGCGGCTCATATCAAGGTGGCGAATCGGTAATCCTCCCGAAAAAGCGAAGTAGTCAGAAGTAGAATTTTCTCATTGAGGAGTTCTACAGCATGAAGAAGTCGAGATTCACGGACAGTCAGATCATCGAGGCCATCAAGCGTGTCGAGGCCGGT